AATGACCTATCAAAATATTTTAGATGGTCGTAAAGAGTTTGTCGCTTATTCTTTGCAGCCTTATATCTCAGCGATCGAGGATCGTTTATCTATGAACGATATTACAAATAGCTCTAATCAGGTGCGCTTTGCGGTAGATGATTCGTTTTTACGTGCAGATGCAAAAGAGCGTTTAGATATTATCGAAAAAATGTTAAACCTTGATTTAATAGATGTAAACCAAGCTCGACAAATGGAGCAACTCACACCGCTAGGAGATGCAAGTGCTACTAACGTTTAGTCAAGAAATCCAAGCAGCTGACACAGAGCGCCGTATTGTCTCTGGACTTGTCGCACCATATGGTGAGGTCGGGCATACAAGCGCAGGCCCGGTAGTTTTCGAGCGCGGCTCGATTGCTATTCCCGATGCCAGCGCTATTAAGCTTTTGTCGCAGCACCAACAAGATAAACCGGTAGGGCGCGCTATTTCTTTTAGCGATTCTACCGCTGGCGTTTATGGATCCTTTAAGCTTTCGAGTAGCACTCGAGGACAAGATGCACTCGTATTAGCGCAGGAAAATCTCGTATCTGGCTTATCCGTAGGGGTAGATGTAACTGCCTCTAAGCCGATGGGAGATTACTTGCTCGTGACTGCGGCAGTCCTCAAAGAGGTATCACTTGTCGAGAGTGCCGCCTTTGCAAGTGCCTCAGTCGATGAAATTATGGCCGCACGTGCAGAGCTCGAGGCTGCAACAAGTACAAAAGAAAAAACTACTACTATTTCTACGACTATCGTAGAGATCGAAACAGAAACTGAAACAGAAATGGAGGAGGCCGTGACCACTGCCCCTGAAAATACACCGGATGAAACTCCGGTAGATGCACCGGCTGAGGCTGAAAAGGTCGAGGCTGCTCGTAAGATCATTCGTCCATCAGTACTAGACTCTCAGCGAGTCCGTACACCGATCGTATCTATGGCGACATACACAGAGCACAAGATCAAAGCTGCACTCGGTAGCGATGAATCAAAGCTCTTTGTAACCGCTGCAGACGATTCGTTTTCTACAAACCCTGCGTTTAATCCAACTCAGTACCTCTCAGAGTTTGTAACAAATACTCGGTTTGGAACACCTGCAATAGATGCCTGCAGCCAAGGGACCTTGCCGGCTCAGGGTATGAATATTAGCGTGCCCTCACTTGTTACCTCAGCTGGTGGAGGCTCTGGCGTAGCTCCTACAGTTACAGTTGAGGCCGAGGCAGGCGCAGTATCTAATACTGGTATGGTTACAGAATACCTAACCGGTACAGTAAGCAAGTATTCCGGTATGAATACAATTTCGGTCGAACTCCTCGAGAGGTCAGATCCGAATTTTTATTCTGAGTTGACCAATCAGCTCCAAAATTCTTATCTTACCGCTATTGACAGTGCGGTCCTTACTGCTCTACTAGCTGCTGGTACAAACGCTACGGCTACTACCGCTGATAGTGATGGCGTAATCGCTTATAGCTCACAAGCTGCAAAGCTTGTTTATGAGAACACCGGTTACTTTGCTCAGAACTACATTGCTAACGGTGCTCAGTGGCAGCTACTAATGGGCGCAACAGATACTACAAAGCGACCAATCTATAACGCTATTCAGCCAATGAACGCAGCCGGACAAGTAAACCCGGGCTCTATCCGCGGTAACGTACTAGGACTCGATCTCTATGTAGATCGTAACTTTGCGCAGACTGCAGTAGATGATAACTCTGCAATCATCCTCGCACCTGAGGCGTTTACGGTTTACCGTGGACCTCAGGCTTATATGTCAGTAAACGTAGTATCGAACCTACAAGTACAGGTCGCTATCTACGGCTTTATGGCAACAATCGCAAAAATGCCTAACGGTATTATCAAGTTTGCGAAGGCGTAAGCAAAAAACCTAATAGTCGGTAGGGCTCTTAGCCCTTTGAGCCCTACCGGCCTCTTTTAAGATTGGAGTAAAGATGCCAGCTACATACGTCACCGAGGCCGAGCTACGCGCTAATCTCGGTATCGAAAATCTTTACTCGAGCGATATAGTCGAAACGTGTTGCCAGACTGCGCAGGATCTACTCAACCAATTTTTATGGTTTGACTCAGCGCCAGTAGTAGGCGTAACGCTGCAAAATAACATAGCTACGGCGATGATCGCTAACCCTATGATCTTTACTACCGGGCAAAGCGTTACCTTGAGTGGATGCGGCGCAACCTTTAACGGCACTTACACGATTACCGGTACGATGCCGTGGAGCGCCGGTACTACAAATCAAATACCTACCCTTGTATGGAATCCTTATTCGTGGAACTGGCCAGCCGGTTATAGCTTTATACAATTTGCTAAGACTGCCGCTAACGTCAATTTCCAACGCGTACTACCTTATGGCTCAGCCGTAGGAGCAGATACAAAAACTAATTCATACGCGACCACGCCTGCAATAAGAGAGGCCGCTATGATCCTAGCGGTGGATATTTTTCAGGCCCGGCAAGTTAGCCAAACTGGAGGCGTGTCAATCGACGGAATGAGTCCGTCGCCTTATCGCCTCGGGAACGCAATGATCGGAAAAATCCGCGGTTTGTTAGCTGGCTATCAAAATCCTAATTCTATGGTGGGCTAAATGGCTGCCGCGATAACTACCCTACGTGCCTCACTAGCTGCAGCTTTAGATAATCCTAATAATTGGAATACCTACAGTTTTCCGCCTCCAACTATTACGGCTAATAGCGTTATCGTCGTACCCGATGATCCTTATGTAACACCGAGCAATAACACATACGCGACTATCTCGCCTATGGCTAACTTTAAGATTATTATGACCGTACCGATGCTCGATAATCAGGGCAACCTAAACGGTATCGAAACCCTAGCGGTAGCGGTGTTTAATAAACTCGCTGCCTCAACTATCGTAATGAATATTGGCAGTATGTCAGCGCCGACCGTACTAGATGTACAAAGTGGCACACTACTTACGGCCGATTTCCGTATCTCAATTCTCACGAGCTGGAGTTAATAAATGCCATATACAGAGGATGATCTAAAGTTTTTGCGAAAGATCGGGCAGATCGTAGACGAGCCTGAACCGGTCAAAGTAGCAAAAGTAAAACCAACACCAACACCAACTACTGAAAGCGAGGAATAGGTCAATGGCCGTATTCTTATCAAATGGAGTGGTCGTAACCCTTAACTCGGTAGACCTATCCGATCACGTAACAAGTGCAACTATTAACCGCGTATTTGAGGAACTCGAAGTCACCGCTATGGGAGATTCTGCGCGACGGTATGCTAAAGGTTTGGAAACCTCGACAATTACGCTCGATTTTCTAAACGATACTGCAGCCGGTGAAGTACTACAGACTCTGCAGGCTGCCTGGGGTACGACAGTGCCGCTAACACTTAAGCAGACAAGCGCGACTATTTCGGCTGCAAATCCGGAATATCAAACTACGATTTTGGTGAACAACACCACCGACATTAACGGGGCCGTCGGGGACATCAGTACCCAGTCGATTACGTTTACTTGTAACTCACCTATCGTAGTAGACACTACGGTCTAAAAAACTAACAAAGGGGCAAAAATGGCACGACTCAAAATAACAAGGGCTACCGGTGAAGTGACTGAGCATCAGATCACGCCGCGTATTGAGGTGGCCTTTGAGCTCTACGCAAAAAAAGGTTTTCGTAAAGCCTTTAGAGAGGACGAAAAGCAAAGCGATCTCTATTGGCTGGCGTGGGAATGTATTAGATTATCTGGCGAAACCGTAAAAACGTATGGGCCAGATTTTCTAGATACTCTCAAAGAGGTAGAGGTCCTCGACGATGAACCTTTAGGCTAGGGCGAGATTCCCTCACCTATCAGGTAGCGCAGCTATCTATACGGTTAGGGGTCTCGCCTAAAGCGATACTCGAACTCGATCACGAGATGTACAAAATGTTAATACAAGTGTTAAACGATCAAGCTAAGGAGGCTGAGGATTATGCCCGTAGAGGTAAAAGGCGTTAAAGCTACTCTTTCAGCTATCCGCAAAGTCGATCCAGAGCTATTAAAAAATATGAACGCTGAAATTAAAGCGGTTATGATGCCTATTCGGGACAAGGCCCGAGGTTATGCACCATCGCCTCAGCCGGATAATCTTTATGCGTGGAATGAAAACACCGTAGGAAAAAAAATTACTGCCCGTAACTCGGCGTTTAGGACCTTTAACAGTGAAGGGCGTTTACGCCTATTTCCGCTTTACGATTACGAGACAGTTAAAAAGGGTATTTACTACAAAGCTGGCGGCAGCGATCGTAATAAAAATGGCTGGCGAGCTTTGTATTTTGTAGCTAATAAGTCAGCTGCCGGCGCAATCTACGAGACCGCCGGGCGAGCCAACGAACAATCACGTAACGGCTACCGATCAAATAACCCCGGCGCTGGCGCTCACTTTGTTAGTCGTATGGGCCCTCTTTATGGCGATAGCCGCGAGGAGCGCGGTCGTATGATCTTTAGAGCGTGGGCTGAGGATCAAGGCAAGGCTCAGGCTGCAGTAGTCAAAGCTATAGAAAAAACTATAAACGCCTTTAATCAAGGCTCATACACAAAGGCGGCATAATGGTTAGCAAATTGCCGAGTATGGTCGTAAGTGCCGTAACTACTTTTGACGGTAAAGCCCTTACTAAGGGCAGTAAGCAAATATCGGCTTTTGAGAAAGGTGCCAAAAGATTAGGGGCAACTTTTGCCGCTGCCTTTAGCGTACAAAAGATAGCTCAGTTTGGTAAAGCTGCCGTAAAAGCGTTCGTCGATGATGAGAAGGCTGCCTCACGTTTGGCTTTGTCCGTTAAGAATCTCGGTTTGGCTTTTGAGACTCCACGTATCGAGGAGTTTATAAGTCAGTTATCTAGG